ATTCTTTTTCGGAATTTTTATCCATTTATCATATCTTTCATTTTTGCATCTTGAGTGTACTGTAGCTACACTGATTTTAAATTCGTCTGCAACACCTTTTGCAGTATCATAAGCCTGCTCATCAATTACGAAGATGAACTTATTTCTTAGATCTGGTTTTTCAACTAGATTAATACCAACAGCTTCGTAATGGATTGAATAGTGTTTATCTTTTAATGTGATATTATTTTGATGTGGAATAAGCTTTCGATTTTCATCTCTGGTAACAACATGTATTCTACATCTAGATTTATACCAGGCTGATACTCTATCGAGTTTATCTGGAGAAAATCTGCCTTCGTTATAATGTCTAAAGAAATCACCACTGGACCGTGTTCTTGAATAATAATGATCATTAGCATTTAGATGTGATTTGCCAGCTAGAGCATTATCATGCGCCGTTTCAGACATGAGCCCAGAGTTTACATTCGGACAATTATAATATCCATCTTTGTGTAATTGTATAGCCGCTTTGATATGCACATCATCATAAAGACCTAATGATTTAAGACCTTCGTATTGTGCTAGTGATAGTATTGAAAATACTCTATATTTATCATCTTTTGTCATAATTAAGATTTCTTATATTTACTGAAACTTAAATCATATAATTCAGTACTATCTTTAAGAGTGTGAATTATTTCCATTTTACTTATATCGTAGAAGCGCAGCTTCTCTTTTTCTCCTGGAAACGATGCAACAGTAAATGCGGTTTTATCTTTTACATAGTAAACCGTCACATGTTCTAGTGAAGACAGCGGAATATTTACAAATATATTTATATCAACATTGTCCATCTTGCGCCATTGATTTTCCTCCATAGCAAAAGAATTTGATATTGGAGATTTTACGATTTTAGTTCTAGCTTTTACTTCTACATAATAACCATTATACACTAAATCTTTCTCTTCATCATATTCATTAAAAGATTTGTAGCAGTTGCCCCTTGTTTGAAGATAATTTAAAACTATATCCTCAGCACAATCTCCAATGCGAGTCTTCTTTGTAACTGGTCGAGTGCTAGTTACGATCATACGGAAAGATCTTCATTCACTCTCGCTAGGGTTTGAAGTCGTAAAACATCAGCAGCAACATCATGTACACAGTTGTGCTGTTCAAACATCTTATTCCACTTTTCAGTATCACTGATTGGTATGAAATTATTCATATGCTTTTTAAAATCTGTCATAGCATCGATGTATGTTCTAACATCTCTAACTGCCCAGAATGGAAGTCTTTTATTGTGTAGCTTTTCTTCTTCAAGTGATGATGCAATTCTCCAAAGAATTACCGGATCGAATGTGTTTGAACGAGTCCAAAATCGATCTAATCCTTTGCCATTACCTATATAATCCATCATATCAATAAAAAATGTTCTTAAGAGAACATCAGTCGGTTTTGGAAGAATTCTCCGTCTAACTTCCGGTTCACGCTTAGACCACCATTCTACTGTAGATTTATCTACAACATAACCGTAATTATTCACTTGATCTACAACAGACACTTTTCTGTATTGTATATCTCTTACCAACTCTTCGAATGTGTATGGTTTATCACTTGTAAATCTATCACGGTCAAAGGTATAATAAGCACAATCGAGCATGACACATTTTGATGTATCTTGCCCCATTGTTTCCATGTCGAAAATCAGTTCACGTGTCATTTTGGTAGTGTTCCATGGTTGCCTTCATGAGATGGTGCCGTCCATCCTTCTGGTTTCATAAGGTCTGGCATACCAAGAGGATTCGGTCTTTCTTTTTTGATGCCGCGCTGTTTGGTCATATTTGCTTCGTGCACTTTGTCCCATGCTTCTTCTGCACTAATGTTGAAAAGATCAAGTGTTCCAATAGCCACAACACAAAGATCAATTAGACCATCCACTACTTCTTCTGGATTGTCCATGTTGTCCTTGATCTCATTCAATTCTTCTTCGAGAAATTTTACTCTAAAATCAAGTAATACTTTCTTTTTGCCATTATCAAAGTCTGCTACACTCTCATGAAAGCCAAATTTAATGTGCATATCATGTATATTGTGTACCCATTTACTCATATTAATCATTCTCAATTTCCTTTAAATATTCAAGCACTCTAATTGCTTTCTTCTGTATTGCTTTCTTCTGTATTAATTTTTTGTCATACCATCAGTAGCCATGTTGTTCTCTCGAATTTGCATAAATATTCAAACCATCTACAAAATCTAATACGAGATTATCTAATACACCATTATCGACAAACACTGGGAAACTAAATCCTTTAAGTTGATATTCCCAATCTTTATTTTTAGTTGATACAAAACTTATGTTGGATATATCGTAGTCTTTTCTATGCTGTCTGATGAGACTTTTAATATTATCTCTAGAATTTATACTATGAACAACCACCATGCATTTATCATCTGGTAGAGCTTCTACAAGTGCGAATGTCTTGCCTTGCTGTCTTCCAGCAAAAACACAATATTTTGCATGCTGCATCGGACTATCCATAGGTCCCTGATGTACAATAAAATCTTCTATTTTCTCGGTCATGCTGCTATTCTACTAAAGTTAAGGTGTTTTTCAAATTTGATAACACTGTGGAACTTGTCATACAAGACATCGCCCTTGTGGCTTATGATGAAGACATTAGTTTCCTGTGTTAGTGTTTCTAAAATTTTTAGAAATTCTTCTGTTCCGTTGCTATCGAGCGAACTATCAAACACTTCATCCATTATGAGTATATTGGTAGATGCTGAGTTTCTCAATTTGGCAATAGAACGCCATGTGAACATCAATGATAGATCGATTCTCATCTTTTCTCCTTCAGAGAAAGATGCATAAGAGAATTCATCTCTAAATCGGGAACGGATGGTCTCATTGAACTTTTCATCGATTTCAAAATTGACAAAGAAATCCATCGCCTGTAAATATTTATTCACAAGTTTGTTGATGATAGGAATATATTGTCTAATTATTTTTGTTTTAATGCCACCGTCTTTAAGTAACATCGATGATATGTCGTGTAATCTTTTCTTGTTTACAAGATCATATTTATGTTTTACTTTATCTTTCTTTTCCTTCTTCAGGGTTTTTATTTCTTCAGAATTAAGATTGATCTGTGTAGTATCGTTTTTGAGTTCTTCAATTTCAGATTTTAATGCTTCAATATTATTGTTATACAATCTAATGTCGGTCATATGATCTTGAATTTTACTCTGAAGAGCATTGATATCATTGTTGATTGCGGTAATCTCTACAATTCTTTCACTTGCTTTAGTGTATTCTTTTTCTAATGATAGCAAAGCTTCTTCAGTATCAACTAACTGAGACTCTCGCAATTCAAGCCTTCCAGTTTTAAATCTAGCATCTATATCCTGTTCACATGTTGGGCAACTATCATGGTTTTCAAAGAAGCCGATTTCTTTTTTAATAGATCTTACTTTGCCTTCTATCTTTTTCTCAAGATCTAAAATCTTCTGTACTCTGATATTCGTCTTATCAGAGTCTTTGATCTTAGACATAAATTCATTTACTTTACCCGACAGCATATTAATCTCAATGTTACTATGAGATATCTTGTCTGTTACTTCAAGTATAAGGTTGTTCTTCTTTATAATGAGCTCGTTGTTATTGCTCTTTAATGATTTAGCATGCTTTTCATTAAGTTCAATTCTCTGCTCAACCATTTTAATTTCATAATCGGCAGAATGTGTATCTATTTTATTCTGTGAAATCTTCTCTTTCAATATGCTATTCATAACAGAGAAGATTTGTATGTCTAGAAGGTCTTCAATTACTTGACGTCTATCACCTGCAGATAACTGCATGAATGGTTGATAATTGGCTGATCCAAGAACAACAATCTGTCTGAAAGATTTGTCAGACATCTTAAGAATATTTTTAGATAGTATGTCTTGGTATTCTCTAATATCAGAGTTTTGATCTATCATCTCACCATTGATATGAATCTCAAATACGTTATGTCTCATACCTCTACGAATTAAATATTGTTTCTTACCAATAGAAAATTCACATTCAACTAAGAGATTTTTGTTAGTGATAGAATTAATCAGCTGTGGCTTATTGATGTTACGAAAAGCTTTCCCATATAGCACATAAAACAACGCGTCGAGCATAGTAGACTTGCCCGCACCATTTTCGCCCACAACTAGTGTCGATTTTGATCTGTTAAAAATTATTTCTGTAAACTGATTACCAGTTGAAAGAAAATTTTGATATCTTAGTTTCTGAAAAACTATCTGCATTTTATATTACCATTCCACTATGTTCTATTTATTCAGCGGATGATGCCTCATCGTAAAGATCTGTTAAAAACATGTCTAATTCTTTTTTGTCAATTTTAGCATCCACATTTTCTGCGGATTTTCTGAGTATGCTGAGTGTATCTTCAGCCTCATCAATGACATCGCCATCGTCATCATCAAAATTCATATTAAGACTATCTTCAATTACTTGTAAATCAAGTACACCAGCTTTTTCTATTTTGTCGATGTACATATCAAACCAGTACGGGTTAGTCTTTTCAGTGATGATTACTTTAACATAAGAAGATTTCAATATATTAGCATCGAAATCTAGTAATTTATCTAGTGTCTTTTCGTTGTCGTTATAATAAAGCTTATTGAACATTATATACGGATTTTGAACAAATTCAAGCTCTCTCGTTTCTGTATCAAAAATATGAAATCCTCTTGGGTCATTCCAATCAGACCATGTAATTTCAAATGGGCTGCCAAGATAATTAATATTCCCTCTACTTGATTTGTGATGAAAGTGACCAGAACAAACAACATCAAACTTACTGAAAATATCGGTAGATAATCCATGATCATTTACAGCACCTCTGTACATTTCAAATCCCTGAATTTCTAAGTGACCGAACAGTATTTGAGACTTGGTGTTATTAACAAATTCCATGCTCTCAACATAGTTCCCAGAACAGACCCAGGGCAATATGGCGATACTAACACCATCCACCTCGATATCTTGAGCGTCTGAAAGATACTGCATTTGTAATCTACTATGACTATATAACTCATTCATAGAATTGAATTCGTTGGTATTTTTAAATGCTGTATCGTGATTACCGATGATCACACTTAAATCAATACCAAGCTCGTCAAACTTACTAATAAAGTTTTTTAAATGACGGGCTGTAATAAAATTGATGTACTTACGTCTGTCTACAATATCACCAAGATGAATACATCTTTTAATTCCACGTTTTTCTAATTCTGGGAAAAAGATATCGTAGTAAAATCTATTAAAATATTCTGCGAAGGAAACACTATCACCTCTTGCTCCAAAGTGGGTGTCAGTAACTAAAGCGATACGAGCCACTATTTTTTCTCCTTACATTTATCAAAGTGGTATCTCACCATCACAGGTTTTCCGCCTGTCATTTCACAATGAGGACAAGTTGTATTTTGGTCCGTAATTAGTGCGATTTTGGACATTAAGTTATCCTGTTTTTATTCAGCGAAAGTGTGCAGTATTTTACTATATTCTCTAATGTAGTTTGATTGTTAAATCTCACATTCTTAGGATTTGATTTGTCTTCAAAATTTTCGATTATATTTTGAACACTGACTGGTATTGTATTTATAGTATATTTATCCATAGCTTACTCTTTTTCGTCTTCTTCAACGAATTTTTCTACGCCCTTCTTTTTAACTTCTTTTGGTTTCTTTTTCTTTTCAAACTTCTTCATAAGCTCTACACTCTGTGAAGTATATAGATCAATTGATAGTGAATTCAAATGTTTCGAATCATCTGGGCTATCTGCTAGAGTATTCATAATATGAGAATTGATCATCGATTTTTGTTTGATGTATTGCTGCTTCTGTTCTTTTTGAATTCTACGAAGAAATGCATTCCAAATAATTTGAGTAACATAAGCAAATGCATTAGTATATTTGTCAGGATTGAAGCTCTTCACATAAAGAATGCAATTCTCTATACCATCTGATATCATCTCATCCTTATAGGAATATCCAATGAAGTTTGGTCTATTGGCCAATTTGTTTGCAATCTTCATGATTGCTTCGCCAACTTCTGGTGTAACACGGGGCAGTTGTTCATCACCTCGTTCTTTAGCTTCTCTAACTGAATAGATGTAAACTTTTAAATCTTCATACAATTTTTTATTGTCCACATAATGTGGACCACGTTTGCGAGCCATTATAAGTTCCTCAGTTTAATTTTTTGTTATTGTTATGATCTAGAAGATGCTCCACAGACTCGTCAAGCCAGACTGGATCCTCACCCCTTTGCGCCAAGTACCCATCATAAAAATCTTGCATTTTTTTGGGTGGTGTAAAACATAACATAACATGTTTCATACTGAATGTAAACATAAATTGTTTATCTGGTGCAAGTATACTTAATCCCATGTACGGTGAAAGAAATACTCTTCCACCCCCGTCGTCGAGTTCAGTATCGAATGTAACAACATCAGACAGATTTACATATTCGTCTAATTTGTCAATATGGACATCTGATTTTCCTAGAATTTCTTCACCAGATACAAGTTTAATCAATAGGTAATGTACATCAGTCATTTCGAGCTTTCCTTATTTTCACATTGTAAATTTTATAATCAAATTTCTCGTCGTCGTATATTTTACATCTAGCTTCAAAATGTTTCAATGTATAATTCTGTTTTGAACCATACGTTAGATTATCTACGATGTCATATAGATAAACAGTTTCGATATCAGAATGTAGTCGCAATAATCGACCGATGCTCTGAAGTACTTGTATCATAGATTTTGATGGATGGCCAAATATCATATGCTTAAGTTTGTTGATAGATATACCAGTTGATGTGGTACCTAATGATGCAATTAGTGTTGCATTGTGTTCTTTCTCCATAGCGTATCTAATACTATTTCGAACTTCAGCGTCTATCCCACCTACAATATAGAATACATTATTCTCAGATTCTGCAGTGATCATATCTTTTAAAGCTTCACCGTGCTTTCTTCTATGAAAGAACAGAAGTTTGTTATCATCAAGTGAGAGAGTAAGATTTTTTAGAAATTTATTTCTTTCTGGACAGCTAACAATATATTCTATCTCATCGTGATATTTCATACCTTTAGCTTCTTTACAGAATGCATCTTCGTAATTTAAAACTACAGCTTTAATCTGTAATTTAGCGACGTAACCCATGTCCATGAGCTCTTTAGTACTTACACTTTTAAATATTGGACCGAAGAGACCTTGAATAGTTGCTTCATTTAAAGTCTGATTATCTAGTGTACCAGTAGTACCAAATCTATACTTACACTCAGTAAGTTTAGTGAGTATGTTTATAAGTGATTTTGCTTTTGCGCCATGTGCTTCATCACCGAATACTACATCAAACTGATTGTACCACTTTTTAGGAAGTCTGGTCTTACCGTTATCTAAACTCTGCCATGTGGTTATAACAATATCTGCATCTATATCATTACTCTTATCAATACCACCATCTGTGCTTGTCGATATTGCACCATCAAAACCATATGATATGAGGTCATCTCTCATCTGTGCTACAAGACCAATTCTTGGAACAATCAACAATGTTTTCTTTTTGTACCATTGAGTCAGAACGTAAATCATAAACGATTTACCAGAAGCAGTTGGACTTATGAGTGTTCGTCTATTTGATCTTATACATTTTACGATAGAGTCGATTTGATAATCCCGAGTATCAAGCCATTCTGGCGGATTGAGTTTCTCAATGAATTGTTCTACTTCATGCTTGCTTATATTCTCGTAACAAAGTTCATCATCAAATGTTAGAGAATATCCATTAGCATCACAAAACTTTTTAATTTTCTGTGCTAGACCAGCATATATTATACCATTATCGGCTCGAAGTAAACGGATCTTTCCGTCCCACATTCTAGCTCTAAATTTGGGATGAAATTTATAATTATCTGCAAAATATGTGAAGTGATCAGCAAGTTCCCTCATTATCGAAGGTTCTTTACTTATAATTCTTATTTGAGAGTAATCTAAATGTTGTAAGTGCACGTCAGCCAATTAATATGCTCCAACTTGGAATTTTTCCCAGTCAATTGCAGATTTAATTTGAAATCCCCTGTTGACTAATGATTTGATTATTGATTCAAGAAGATCTATCTTCTCGTGTTGAAGTCCCATTTTAAGATTGTGTTTGATGATATCTTTATCGGCATCTAAAAATTGCTGAACATCACTCTTTAGTATCTTGCCACGTGGTGGTAATACCCAGCCTTTAGCATGAGTTTCTTCAGTTGGCCCACCCGTGTAGAACTCGTATTTTTCCAATTTGAGTTCTTTAGCATCTTCTTGATATTTACGAAGAAACAATCTTTCATTCACAAACATCCTATAATATTTATGGTGAAGTTGTGGAATCTTTATTGCTTCGTTACCAAGATCTGTAGGTGAAACTTTGGAATCTACTTCCCAAGCATTAAGTATGTCTTCGAGTTTCATAGAGCTTAATTGCTTCCTGTTGATCGATCAATGTTGTTGTGAGAGATAATCCTCGATACAATCTTTGAATTCCGTGTTGGCCTCATCCTTCATATTCTGTTCACATTTTTCAAATGCCGATTTAGCAACATCTATAGCTTCAATCAATTTAGAAATTTTAAATTTAAGGTCATCATGTAATGGTTCAGCGGTAGGTTCCATTTCAAACATTAAAAATGATTCATTTTTAAAGAATTGAGTTGCGACTTTAAAATATTTACTAAGAGTATAGCGCTCTTTAAAGAGGCCGAAAAAATAACTATTTACTCCTGGAGTTCCTTTATAAAAAAGTATTTCATATTTCCCAGGTTCATTAAGGTATTTTGTCATTTGAATAGTATATGGTGCAATAACATCATCCATTGGATATGCCATGTAATAGTCTATATGTTCTTTGCTAATTTTTATTTTCATAATCAATCCTTCTATTTATACACTAGAGCTAGCGATAACATCTTTTACCATGGAGTCATATTCTGGAGTTCCAGGAAGATATCCATAGCGCTTAAGAGCTACAGCATTTTCCATGATAGTTTTCAATTCTTTTAATTTTAATGTGATCTGTGGAGTCATTGAAGCAAAGGCTTCATCTACTTCAACTTTATTAGATCTATTGCGACATGTAGACGAGATTCTATAATATTGGGTTTTCGTATAATGAGATTTCTTAAGACCGAAGAAGCTCTTCTTAACACGCTGTTGTTCATGCTCAACTTCTATATGCCAATACAAATCACCAGGTGGAAGTTCTACATATCTCCATGACTGATTAATGGCATCATAGGTTGATCCCTCTCGTTCCTCTGTAGCTACATAGACCATCAAGTGGATGGGCGAAATTGCTTTCCAATAACTCCAAAAATTAGTACGATAATATTCCATTTCTTCATATGATAGCGGATTTAGTATTATGTTCTTTGTCATGTTTTTTCAACATTTCATATATTTTATTGAGAGTTTTTTCTGACACAACCCATAGTTTATCAAGGCGCTCATGAGTTTTGGGATCATACAGCTGTATGAAATGTTGCTTTTTTATCATTGCGCTTCACCTTCTTCCATTTAGTAAGAGCTTGTGTTTTATGAATACCAGTAGCTCTACTGATAAAATTCGTTCCCTCTAGATGATCAAGTTCGTGTTGAAAAACACGCGATGTCATCCCATCGAAAACTTTCGTCACTACTTCGCCAGATGGCTCGGTATAACGAACTTTAATTTTCTTTGACCTTTGGACCTTAACATCAAGTCCGGGATATGATAAGCACCCTTCATCAAGATATATCTTTTCTAACGACATGTCAACTATTTTAGGATTAAAGCACACAATAATTTTCTCTGCCATCATGGCAAAAACACTGTAGGGTCTACCAATCTGGTTAGCAGCCAGACCGATCCCATTATTAAAAATCATAGTCTCTGCTAATTCTCTAGACAACTCAACTGGATCCATCTGGGGCTCAGTGAAATCAAATTTTTCTGTTTCATTCTTAAGTATTGGATCGTCATATTTCACTAAGTCTTTTATCATTCAAATATCCTATCGTAAATTTCTTTATGTGCATTTTCATCTGAGTCTATCATATAATAATCATAGTCATACTCGTTAAGCATGGCTCTAATTTCTACATCTTTTTGTCTTGATTGTTCTTCTGTATGGTGTCTACCAATACTAGAAAATGGTTTAACTCTATTAAGATATATATTAATATTATCGTAAGAACGATACACTTCGTGTGTGAACTTAGTAAAATAATTTGGCATATATAGATCAGAGCAATATAATGGTGCAAGTATTAATGGACTATCTGTAATAGCATAGTCTACTTGATCTCTCAGTCTCCATAGCTTACGATTCTGTTTAGCCATTACATATGCTTGATCTTCTAATAAGTTATATCTCTTATCCCAAGATATCTCTTTAGCATATTCATCTACCAATTCTACATTTATTCCATTCCACTTCATGAGTGCAAATAATGCCGCTGCAGTCGTGCTCTTACCAGCACCTGGGCCAGCATACATGTTGATTACTTTCATTCACTTTCCTTAGAACAGATATTAAACATACTACTAATACATCTACAGTGCTTAATAGCATTATAACATAGTTTGACAGAGTTGTCAACTGTTATTTTCATATATCTTGAAAAAACATTCGTAAAAATGTAAAATTTACAGTTGCTGTAACATACTGCACGTCTTCCATAGTAGCATCGAAGTTAATCGGTGATATGTATGTTGGAAAACAATCAGTGAATTTAACACTGACCTGTGGTCTTTTATTACTATTGAGTATGATTAGACTACAATCAGATTTTCTATTATCGTATTGATATAATCCATCAGGGTGTCCCAATGCGACCATCCAATCGAATATTTCTGTATAGCTCTTTAAGTTTTCATTAACCTTAAACGTTACTGAAAATGAATCATATGATATGTTTCCAGGTGTTGGAATTTTAACGAATCCAGTACCAATAGTAGCAACACCGAGACTCATTCCAGGGAACGATGCACCCTGTACATGATATTCCATATTCGGTGTTCTGTCAACCTTAAATTGAAATCCTAAGGGAGAAAGATTGTTTCTGTTTAAATTACCGGCCATTTTAATCCTACTTATTTTAAATATTTATACTTTAATAGTTGACATTAAATCAAATGTATGATATAAGAGTCATATCGAAACAAACATAAAGGAATTAAATATGGATCTCATTAAAGGAACTCTCGTTCGTTACAAAGCACACGCCGGCCGCGCTCGTCCAGCCGTTGGGTTTATCATCAACCGCGCTGGTCCACTCGTTATCGTTGAAAACTCTCGTAGCGGTGTTCAGAAGCGCATCAGCCCAAAGAACATTGTTGGCGAACACGTTTTCAAACCATACACCAAACGGGCTTAAGTAAACCAAATCTAAAATTAGGGGGGGGGGGCAATGCCCCCCTTTTTATTGCGCCGATTCTATGATAGTAGAATTAGATATAGAGTTACTATCATTTGATACTGTATGATGAATATGTCCATCCATATAGTGAATCATGTGTGTGTTTCTCGTCCCATATTGACCAGCCTTTTCAGCATTTGTTTTCAATACACTTCCATGTTCGCTCTTAGAATGTAAATCTAAATCTGAATTTTTATCCAGTAAATGTGATGTGAATGCATCAATAGCTTCTTTCTGGGGTAGACTTGTTTTGAATGTTTTGTGTTGAGCTGATGCCGAATTGGCTCCAACAAATCTTGGTTCTGGTTTATTTTTAAGCTCGTGGATATAATCGCCTATATTTTTCATATTATCTACATTAAGTCGTGAATGTTTCACTTTAGCAGTATCGTAGTGATGAATTCCCTCATAGTCATCATTTTTTACTATATGTTTAATCGGTGTACCGGATCCTAAAAGCCCTGGTGCTTTTTCAGTGTAGAAGTCTAATATGTGTTTTTTGTCTTTGTCATGAAGCGCATATTTTTCATATTTTAATTTATCACCATTACTATTTTTAAAATGATGAACTCCTTCATGTGTATATGATGTTTTTGGTTCATCAGCGCTATAATGTTCCTTATAAGCCCTATTGAGTGCTTGATATGCTTTATTGCGTATATGATCGGGCTTGAGATTATGTCTAGACATGTCTCCGATAAGATGTGGTAATAATACGTGTTTATGCGCTGCTAAAAAATCTTTATGTGGTTCTGACGAATATATATTGTCTCCATAGTCACTCTTTTTAGCATGAAGGATTGGTTCACCAGTACTCTTATCATAAAATTCATGAGTAAAACCCGGGTGCTTGTCTGTTTTTCTGCCGTGAATTTCTATATCCATTAGTGTTTTACCTTCTTGTTTGCAATTTCGCTTACTTCACTATCTTTGTCATTTAGAAGTTTTTTGTACGTATCATTGTCTGTATTTTTATGTTGTGCGACATTCTTTCTAATAAATGTAACTGGAGAGTCCGCCAATTTATGTAAAATTGATGGCGATGTGAATGGTGATGAACTTAAGTGAGCATGTTGATGTGGAGTTGTCAATGCTTTCATTTGCATAGTTTGTGTAACCTTTGGATGATGCAACATAGAACCGACGAGGCCATGGTCTTTAGCGTCAGAGAATGATCTATTCATATTTTCATGATCAAATTTCTTATGGTCTAGTATTCTTTCAGGGTTGTATGCGTCTTTAATTAACTTTTCTAAATGTTCGCCCTTAATGTTTTTATTATCTATGATATCAGCCCTGGCATTACCACCATCGATATGATCGTGTAATTTATCTCCATCAATTTTATCGTTTTTAGCTAGTTCCGACCTCGCTGGATTGTTATCTTTAGTAGCATCCCATAAAGAATTTACGTCATCTTTACTAAGTTTATTTGACGTGAGAACCGAATTAGAAGCGTGATTGGAGTACAGCTTCTCTTTATTTTTATCATGTGAAAGCATATTATGAAATAAATTCACTGCTGATGCTTTATATCCATCGGCCTCTGGGTTTTTAGTGTGTAATATATGATTAGTAATATTTGATATAGTGTGATGTGTGTCATGATCATTAGGATTTCTATTTAACAACTCATCACCCGATTTTAATATATTTTCAAAGTGATGTTGATGTAAATTGTCGGCAGATTCGGGCTTCATCATATGTTTAGAAAATTCTTCTGGATATTCCTTCGACCCAACGTCTAATAATTTTGGACTTATGTCTTTTTGATTGTTTAAAACTCTTTTAGTATTTTCTGGTGACATCGATGCGTATTTTTCTTGATTTGTATGAGATACATTTTTTGCATTAGTATCAAACACCGCCCCTGTCAAAGAATCCGTAAATTTGGGGTTATTTAATATTTTTGTTAGATGATCATCATTTCTATTATGGGCGCTTTGAATTGTTGTAGCATAGTCATTAATGCGATTATTCGAAGATGCATTTGGATGATATTTATCAAGATTGTCTAGTTCATGATGGAGCATATCAGAACTTCTGTGCTCATTTGCAGCTAAGTGTTTCCAATCATCCTCGGGTATGCCGTTTGCATTAACATGAGGATTCTTTTTAAGATATTTGTTATAATGCTTTTCCAGATTATAATTACCATTATGATCTGTCAGCGCCGCGACATGTTCTTTAGACAATTTATTATTAGAAATTATATTGTCTAAAGCATTCTCATGTTGATAGTTAGACTCGCCTTTAACAAGTCTGTTCATATGTTCATTGGATTCTTCAGGGCTATATCTTTTATACTTGTCTTTAAGATTTGTATCTGGGTGTTTCTCTAATTCATGCGTGTGATTTAAGAAATCATTAACATGATTCAGGTTGTCATGATATCTGGGATCGTTTGAATCTACAGGTACATCTTTTTCATCCATAATCTGTCTTGATTGATGGTGAAATTGGAGAACATGTCCATTAGGAAAATGCATAGTGTACTTACCACCCTTATAGTGGTTAAACATATTGTTTGTTGAATTTGCTGCTGTACACCAATTTGTTTTGGATTTAGTACCATTAGCACCATAATTACGAATAGATGATTCTCTATTCGGTATTTTAAAACCAGTTACTCCATCTTTGTCATATAATTGGTGAAGATCTTCGCCTTTATTATCAGCAAGTTTCTTCTTCTCTTTTTCTTTGTCGTTAGCAATTTGTACTTTAGAAACAACAGCATCTCTTAAATCAGCAACATGTTTATATTGATTGATATCTTTCTTTTCGAGATGATCTTTAGATTTATCAAAATCTTTTAATGTTTTCTTGATACTGCCAGCATCTTCTTGACGGATGTTTCCTTGCTTATACTGATTTAGAACCCATTGACTATGCGATTTATTAGAAGTAGGATCAGCTTTCTTTGCAAAGTGATTAATGATATCCTTTGTCTCTGTATGTTTAGCAAGCGTATCGTGACTAGTATCAAATCCATCTTTAAAGTGATCGTTTAGAAAATCTATTCTTTTCGCGTTTTCAAGTAGTAAGTAGTTTTCTATAAGTAATTGTAAATCCATGAACACTCGCCTTTTTATATTTATTTATTATTTATTAAATCTGGCTTCTTACAAAAAAAGAGGGACCGAAGTCCCTCTAGTTTATTTTTTATTTTTGTTATTATTGATATTACACCAAGTTAATTATAACCAATCACATCAAATTCGTAACAATAAGTCTACGATAATATTTATTGCTATCCTGTTCTAATCTACCAAGACCTTCATTAAGACCTTCAGCAAAAGGATTTGCTACCATACCATAACGAGTTTTAAACCCGATTTTTGGTTGGAATGTGTTAGGATCAACCGCACGAACCATCTGAAGGGGAACATATGGGCAGTAGAATAAACCAGCATCCATAGGTGAAGCACCTTTATAACCAACAACTAGATAGTTGCCTGTTGTGTATGGATCGATGTAAACTTTCATTCTACCATTAAGAACACCAGCAAAAGTATTACCAGTATCATCAACTTCAAGTGAATTAGCAAGAGCTGGAGTATAATCCAGAACACCAGCCATTGTTAGAGCAGAAGCAACATCTGAAGAACAGATGATGATATTACCCTTACCACGTCTGGTACCCTTAGCTACCGCATTAGCTTCTCTTTCAATCTGGAAAAGAAGACCCTTGAATTTTTCAACTGACCAACGGCCGTTTGCGTCTGTATCAAGGTCGAATACACCAGCATTGGTTGTACCTTCAGTAGCACCACGTTCAGCAGTTGTTAGAATAGTTCTAACCACTTCACGGTTGATTTCTGAAAGAACTTCTGCCGAAAGGATATTCGATAGTTCGGTTTCAGCGTCAAGACCGTGAATTGCTTTCATGTCTTGTGCTAGTTCAAGCGAGTAATCAGCTTTTAGAGCTTTTGACTTTGCAGAAACTGTAACCTTCTCAATGCTGATCGCCATTTCTGGGAAGATAGCAGTTGTGTTAGATCCAAGACCTTCAGCAAGAGCGGTCTGAACACCACCACCGAAGTTGTATGTATTAGCACCAACGTT